CCGGCGGAGGCTGGTCGCTTTCGTCCTGTCACCGAAATCCGAAAGGAGGAAGGTTTGGTCGCGAGACTGGACAGACAGTGTCTACCCAGAATGCGAGCTTTTCTACCCGTCGGTACCGCTGAGCAAGTGGTCCAGCTCATTGAAAAATGGGCCCGTTGTTCCTCTGTAGAGTGGACAGTAAATCGGATTAAGACTTACCGTCGAGCTCTCCTCTCCTATATGGATGGGGATCTTGAAGGATGCCGTAAGGTATTCTCATCGAGTGGCATTGCTTACCACCGTGATGGGACTCCCAAAGGCCCGTTCCGGTTTATATTCCGGATATCCAAGGAGGACGCCTTCGCAGCTTGGAATGCTGCGATGGTGTACAGCCAATTCAAGTTCCAGCAGATACCATTATCTGCCTGGGAGAAGTTCCGGTGCAAAGTGACACAAGTCACATATGCAGGCACTGAGGACGATAAACGTACCTTTACTCGCGGTTTAGATGTTCTGCGCACCGTTTATGGTGTGGAGCCGAACAACCAACTGGTGGAAAAGATCCAACCAATCTACCATCAGTCCTTTTCGCCAACCCGCCGAGCCTTGATTGGCCCGATGGAGTTTGGTTCCGAGGTCCGAGGGTTGTTTGATTTCTTGGACTCCGAACCTCTAATGGTGTTTCACCTTCCAATCTTCCGAAAGGTGTTTGGGGAGGCTATGGCCCATTGGTTGCCGGAGGAAGTCCCAGCCAGAGTCCATCACCCAGCCGGTGATATTACTGAAAAGTATCTCATCGGTGACTATATAGTCGGGTCGATTCATTGTATCCCTGAACCAGGGTACAAGGCGAGGACTATCGCCAATCCAAAGAGATTAATCCAGAAGGCACTCACCCCTTTGGGTGATTACCTGTTTGAGCAGCTTCGTAAGCTGCCCATGGACTCCACATTCGATCAAGAAGCGGGCCGGAGGATTGTCCAGAGGGAACTAGCGGCTTGTAACCGCGTTAGTTCAGTGGACCTAACATCGGCCACTGATTCATTCCCTAGGATAATGAGCCAGTTGTTGCTGGCGGAGCTTGTCGGAGACCCATATACAAGGTTCATGGAGGACCTCGCAAGGGGGTCTTGGGTGCTCCCCAAGAAGGACTTTGGTAAGTTCTTCAATACTGGGAAGTCCGACCAATCACTGTGGTTCAAGCTGGAAGCTTCCAACGCTGAACGCTTTGGACGAGAGTGGGAGGAGGAGTATCCACACGAATCTGCGTGGATGCTCTGGGATGCGAAGGTTCGCCTTGGCATCACCCATATGGGTGTCGACGAGAACGGGTTTAACCCCGATCTCTGGGACAAGCAAAGGCAGCAGCTCGAGGATTACCTCGAGGACCACTATGTGGTCCATACGATCTCATGGGCCCAGGGTCAACCCTTGGGTACCTATCCTTCGTTTGCTGAGTTCGCACTTAGTCACCACTGTGTCCTACTCGGATTGATCGCCGAGATGGGCATACCCTGGGAGTCTTATCAACTCCTAGGGGACGACGTGTGCATTTTCGATGACGGTTTAGCGCAACGGTATGTTGAGCTAATGACCCGATTTGGGGTTGAGATCAACCCATCCAAGGGCCTACATTCCAGTAGGCACGCGGAGTTTGCGGGTCACATCTTGACAGCCACGTCAGACATCCCTTCATACAAATGGAGGAGACCTTCCGACGATTCATTTCTCGACATCTGTCGAGGGGTGGGTTCCGTGAAGGCTCGTGAGCTCTTATCGGAGCGTCAAAAACGAGTGTTTGACATAATCCGAGTAGCCCCCGAGTTTCTCGGTGGACTGGGGTGGAATCCCGAAGGAATACCTTTGTCCGAGAGGATAGAGGCGTTCGAAGACCTGCAACAGGAGTATTCGAGACCAATCGAATACCGCACACCGGTTAGTACCTTAAACTCCCTACTGTATAACAGCGTGGGAGCCCCGGGAAACCCGCGTGAGCCTGTGTTGCCCGACAGGGCAAGGCTTGACCGTGATCTTAGAGAACATGGTATTCTCGTTCCCCTTGAAGAGGTACCCCGCCTCTTGGAAGAAATTCCAAGATTAGGAGAAGGGCTTCCCAAAGACGTGAGAGATGCAGTTCGCTTGTGGTTGGTACCACACACTCGACCTTCATCTACCCCGCTGCTTGATAGGCTAGAGATAGCCTTAGGGCTCAAGGGGTATGAGCGTTTCCTTTCCTGGAAACGAAGCAGAAGGGCATTAAGCCACGCTCATCCTTACCGACATTAAATGCTTTCGGCTTGGTAGAGGGGCG